ATAATTTTCTCTCTTCCTCTTATCTTTTATTCTTATATTATTTTCAAGTTTAATACCATGAATATATAAACTTTGTCTATTTTTATTTGACATATTTATCTCCCAATAAAAAGGAGAGACTAATTAAAGCCTCTCCCTAAACTAATCCTTAGTTAAGACCGTAGATTGCTCCACATCCTAATGGATTACGTACTTCAAGAGTCTGCTCTTCAACCATCATACCGACAGTTGAGTCACCCTTCTGGCCTACATCAACCTCTTGTAGAGGTCTTAAAGATGCCATATTAAACCACATTGGATCATAGATCAATGCAGAAAAATCTTTAACAGATGTAGTAGCACCTAGATTAGTAGTTCCGTTAACTCTAGTGAACTGGACACTCTTAGCCAAACCCATAATATAGTTAGGAACAACCATAACATCACCGAAATCTGACATATAAACGTCAACTGATTGTCTCAGCTTTCCTTTCTCGTCAATATTTCTAACTACTCCAGTATCACTAACCATAAGGTCAGAGAAATCCCTACGTAATTTTGGAGATATCATTATCTTAGTAGCTTTACCACCTTGCTCATAAATCTTTTGCATAGTAGAATCAACATCAGCTAATGAAAGACTAGCCTTATCAGGTTGATTAGTACTATCTGCCGAGGATTTAATAATCCCTGTACCATCTCCCATAGTTGCAGGAGCAGCCCAATCAGCAGTAGCAAAAGTAATTGTAGCAGTATTGTTGATAAAAGCTTGGTAAGATCCTGCAGATCTTGCGCTGTTTGTTTGCGCAGCTATAGCAGCTGATACGTTAAAAGAATGAACCATATCTGCTTCATAATCTCTACGTAATTCTGTTCCACGCTTTTTAAGCTGGTAAGCATATTCGTCTGCAACACCTGCTTGATCAACAGCTCGTCTAGTTCCAGACACAGCAATAGTTTTACCATTGATTTGTGTGTAGTTACCTAGTCGAGTTCTATACGGACCTACTACTTGAAACTTAGCACCTGCAGAAGGTGTAGGATCAGCAGAGCCTGGTTGTAGAAAGTCTTGACCTTCAGCAATTCTGGAATCTCCAGGAGCTTCTAGTGTATCTGTTTGCCATTCATGATAAATAGCAGTTGCTTTAGTTTTACCGATTGAAGATAGAAAAGGTGTTTCATCTCTTGTAATCATGGTAATAAAATCGGCTAAGTCTTCTCTCTGAGAAACGTTAGCACTTGTTGCTCGCGCTGGACCTTGAGGACCTCCAGTACCGCGAGAACCTATTATTGTAGTCATATCTTAATTCTCCTAAGATTTAAATAGATAGTGACCGCTTGGCATAACCTCTTAGAAAAGCATCTTGATCTTGTTTAGAAGAATTTTCACTTAAAGCTCTTTTTCTCAATGCCTGCTCTGCATCAACTTGTTTTTGTTGTACAGGCCTAGACTTTCGAGTAGGAATCTTTTTAGCAGGTGCTGCTTTTCTTTTTGCAGAACCTTTATTAATTCCCTGTTTTAAAATACGATAATCATTAACAAACTTTACAATAGCAGGATCAACAATAGTATCTAATACTTGTTCGTTGATTCCTTCTTTAAGTGCAAATGCACGGATATCTTTAGCTGTTGTCTCATTAAATCCAGGAATTAAAGTTGGAATTGTTTCATCGAAAGTTTTCAATTGTTCATTCCAAGCTTTTGTCATTTGCTCCTGGGACTTTTCTGTTACAACTTTTTGAAGGGACTCACGTCCTCTTCTAGCTTCCCAATATTCTTTTTGCTTTTGCTCTCGTTTATCTTTAAGATCTGTTAGATCATATGAATTACCGTCTTTACGAGCTTCATCAATTTTCTTTTCAAGATCATGAAATTCTTTTGCATGTTCTTGCTCAGACTTATATAATACAGCAACCGAAGCCGTCGACATTGACTGTACTTCAGCTAGCTTCTTATTATAGTCTTCTTCAAAGTTTTTCCTTGCGTCACCAAGTTCGCGACCCTTTTTGGATAGAGATTGTTCAGTAGAATAACCTTTAATAAGATCATTAAAAGAAACTTCGGTATCTTGTCCATCGATCTTTAAAGACACTTTCGCTTCTAAGTCTAAATCTTCAGGAGTAAATAATTCAGGATCTTGGGTAGCGGGTTCATCACCAGCATCCTCACCTTCATCTCCTACTTCTTCTTCATTAGCTCCTTCTTCAATTTCTTCGTTTGCAGATTCATCAGATTCCTTTGGGTCTTGTTGTTCTGATTCCTCTGGGTCAACCTCAGGTACTTGCTCAACGGGTAGAGACTGTTCTTCATTCGGTATAAAATCCGAACTAGAAACAATATCAGCCAGCAATTGTTCTTCTGTTCGACCATCCGTAGCTCCAGCGTCATCCCTAGGCGGGGCAGAGTCTGGTATTGCTTTGGTATCTTCACTCATATTAGTTTACCTCTTTCTTTTTTGTGGTAGACTTTTTAGAATTCTGTTCTATTACTTTAGAGTATCTTTCTTTTAAAGCATACATATAATATAACTTATCACAGTTAAGTTTTGTTTTACCGCCACTTCTGCTTGAATCATATTCTAAAGTATTTATCATTTCATTTAGATTATTTATTAAATGTGAATAATCAATTATTCTACTCATCATTGTCCTCCATCATATGCGGGATATTCTTCCCATAGGTCTCGAAGCTTATCATTTTCTCTTTGACACTTCCCAATGCCATAGCAGAAGAGTAGAGGAACTCTCGAGATTTAGTTTCGTGTGGATCTGTCTTTAACCACTCTATGAAGTAGTCAATTAAAACTTCTCCATATACTTCATCAAAAAATTCAGTCCTTTCTTTAGCTGCGAAGTGCCCTTTAACATGGGCAAGTCGCGCTAATTCTTCAGGATGTATTTTATGATTACCGTATACTTTTTTATTTCCCAGCTTCTTCTCAGCTGTCTTACGGTATTTATCCATTACTTATCCACCGAATGCAGATACTAGTAATGGGGTCACAACTTCTTTTGTTAGGCCTATGGCTAGTACTAGCTTGATGCCAAAACTAACGATGCCTGAGAATGTAATCGGATCCATATTGTCCTCCTAATTTATTTTAATGAGTTTGGGTTTCTTTTCATCTGGAACAATTCTTTCCAGCTGTATAGTTAAAAGACCATCTTCTAACTTTGCATCTTTAACTTCAATATCATCTGCAATCGTAAACTCTCTTGTAAACTTCCTATACGAAATTCCTTTATAGATATTTTTATTATCCTGAGTATTTTCTTTTACAGACTTTACAGTTAATAGATTCTCTGTAACTTCAACTTCAATATCTTTCTTATTAAAACCAGCAAGTGCCATTTCAATTTTAAAGTTATAATCATCATCCTTTATAATATCATAAGGTGGATATGAAGTTGTTACCCTAGAGTTGCTAGCTAACTGATCAAATAAACGATCAAAGCCTACAGCATAAGGGGTTAATGTATTAAAGTGATCAAATAAAGATAATGTTTGATTCATAAGTTTTTCTCCTTTTTAAGCAAGATTGTTGTAACCCTATAAGGCGTTACATATTTATAAAGTCCTCTTTAAGCTATGAGTGTATTATATACTATCTCGTTAGCTTGTGCTGAAGTTTCATGTGAAGTACTCAGACTTGTCAAAGTCTGTGCTCCGTCATTAAGACCTGTTATAATCTTATAACCTTTTGCTTCACACATAACATTCGATTGTACAACTGTTCCTGCAGTAGCTACATTGAATGTAATTTTAGAATCACTATCATTAGTGACCATGATTTTTCCTACTCCAGCACCTGCTGCAGTAGTAGTAGTTCCAGACTGAGCTGCACCAACTCCTGATGAGTTAATAGTTACTGTTCCTGGCATATTTATTCTCCCTGTTGTTGAGGTTGTTGTGGCCCTTGCAATATTTGCTTTGCCATCATTATTATCTGAGCATAATCAGGATGCTTAGGTAATTGTGCACCTTCTTTAGTTGCCTTAATAGCAAGGTCAGCCCATTCTTGAAAGTGTTTATCAATTGATACTGCTAATTGTTTAGAGTTATCATCTTGAGTATTTTTAGTTTGAGCATGAGTAAAACCAACATTGGCCTCCGCTAAAGCGGATTCAGCCATAGCCTTCTTCTGTTCTAATTGTTTTGC